AAAAACATGAGCACAGAAAGTAGAAAGCCGTACAGCCAAACCGTAGGGGCCAGGATAGACGGAATACAAACAGCGCGTGTGATCGGACATGCTGATCCTACGCTAGGCGGCGCTTTGCAGGTTACTCTATACAGACAACAAGGCAATAAGCAAGGCGAAGTGCCATATGTTGTGCGTCCTGCATTTCCCTTCTTCGGTAATACAGCGTATGAGCATCAAGGAAATAATCTAGAAGATTTTGACGACACACAAAAATCATACGGCATGTGGTTTGTGCCACCAGATGCTGGCACTGATGTGCTGGTTGTATTTGTAAACGGGGACCCTGCCGAGGGCTATTGGCTGGGATGTATACCGCCGAGGTTTGCACATCGAATGGTTCCTGCTATCGGCGCATCGACAGAATTCGAGCTATCAGAAGAGGACAACAGAAAGTTCAACACAATTCAAGCTCTCCCAGTTGGCGAAATAAATCGTCGTTTAAACGGCCAAACAGAGAGAGTCACAGACGAGTCAAAGATTAAAAAACCCTTACATCCAATTGCACATAAATTTCTTGAACAAGGATTGATAGAAGATCTAACGCGTGGCACAACCGTAACAACATCTCGCAGGGTGCCGCCGAATTCTGTTTACGGAATCTCGACCCCAGGCCCATTCGATAGAAGAAGTAATGCAAAAAGAGCTGTTCGCGGCGACACACTAAACCGCACAGCAGCCCCAGTGCCGGTTAGCAGACTGGGAGGCACGCAGTTTGTTATGGATGATGGAGACGACAGGTTTCAGCGTCGCGGCCCAGCCAGTGAAGTAGCAGTGGGAAACGGGTACGCCGACACGCAAAACGACGAACGCGGTGACCCAACAATTCCCGCCGATGAATATACACGTTTACGCACTAGAACCGGCCATCAGCTATTGTTTCATAATTCAGAAGATTTGATTTATATAGGAAACGCTAGAGGAACTTCCTGGATAGAACTCACTTCCGACGGCAAAATAGATGTTTATGCTGCAGATAGTGTTTCGGTTCATTCGCAGAACGATGTAAATCTCTATGCAGACAGGGATATTAATATGGAAGCCGGCAGAAATGTTAACATAAAAGCTAGCGCTGAATATAGTAAATCTAATTCCGAAGACAGCAAAGGACGCATTAAAGATAGCAACGATCTCGAATCCGGAAGAATTCAGATCGAAAGCGCATATAACACAAATATTTTGATAGGAGCAAACGGTAAGATTGAAACTAGGAAATATACTAACGAAAACGATGTAGAAGTTGACGGAAGTATGAATATTAACATCAAAGGAGACAAATCGATCGCGGTAGGCACTGGAAACGTTAACGAATCATATAAATTTCAGTTGCACACCGGCGGCAATAATTTGTTTACCGCGACCAATTCTACTGATATTCTTAGTATACAAGGAAACCATACAGAAACTGCGCCTCGTATTGACATGAACGGTCCGCCTGCTGCCAACGCAGGCATAGCCCAAACAATTTCAGATTTAAAAACACATCCTAACAATGTAACCAGCGGCGATCTTTCCTATGCTACAACTAAATTTCAAGAAACATTTACGTTAAATAGTATAATGAAACGTATACCAATGCACGAGCCGTGGGTCCTCCATGAAAATATAGCTCCCGCGTTTCTTAAACCCGGAAGCACGGATAGAGAAGTGTAATGTCAACTCTATATAATACTAAAAAAGTAGCACAAAATTCAGTAAGTGTGGGCGATAACAGCGCAAACACCCAAACCTACAAAGGGTTTAGCAGCAGTGCAAAAAGCCAAGGATTCAAACTCTACGACATCGACCTTGTGAAGCAGGATTTGATAAATCACTTTTACATTCGCAAAGGAGAAAAACTAGAACAGCCCGAGTTCGGAACTGTAATTTGGGATCTATTGTTCGAGCAGTTTACCGACGAAGTAAAAGAATCAATTTCAAAAGACGTAGAAGCCGTTGTTAACTATGATCCTAGGGTAAGTGTTACCAATCTCTTAATAGATAGCACTAGCCAAGGCATACGGATAGAAGTTGAACTAATTTATATCCCGTTCAATGTTAACGAACGAATGACATTTAATTTTGATAGAGACAACTCTATCATTAACTAAGCACTTTTCTTAACAAGGTAAATACCTTATAGGACGGTATTATGAGCACGACTGAAAGACAAAATAATCTTATTCTCAATGAGGATTGGACACGAATTTATCAAACGTTTAAAAATGCAGACTTCAAATCTTATGATTTCGAAAACCTGCGCCGTGTAATAATAAATTATCTAAGAGAAAATTACCCGGAAGACTTTAACGACTATATCGAAAGCTCAGAGTACCTTGCTCTAATTGATGCTATTGCGTTTCTAGGGCAAAGTTTGTCTTTTAGAATTGATCTTGCAAGCAGAGAAAACTTTATTGAGCTTGCAGAAAGAAAAGAAAGCGTTTTACGAATTGCTAAAATGCTAAGCTATAAGGCATCTAGAAACACGCCGTCACAGGGTCTGTTAAAATTTACTTCGATAAGCACGACCGAATCTGTAACAGATAATACCGGCAGAAACCTTGCGCAACAGGTAATATCTTGGAACGACCCAACTAATGAGAACTGGAGCGAACAGTTTATAACCGTTCTTAACGCTGCAATGGCAGATAATACGCAGTTCGGAAGAAGCCAAGGGTCTGCTCTAATCCAACAAATACAAACAGAGCAATATAGGTTTAGAACTGCATCGACTGATGTTCCTGTCTTTGGTTTCGATAAAACGGTAGCTGGAAGAAGCATGTCGTTTGAATTATTAAGCACAAGCTTCAAAGGCCGAGAAGAAATATATGAAGAGCCGCCGGTTCCAGGAAACCAGCTAGGCTTTGTTTACAGGCAAGACGGCAGAGGAGCAGGCAGCAATAACACAGGATTTTTTCTTCTTTTTAAACAAGGAAGTCTCGAAACCGCCGATTTTACAATTGATGCCCCAACTACAAACGAAACAGTAGATGTAGATGCAGAGAATATTAACGACAATGACGTTTTTTTATACTCGGTAGATTCAAATAATGTCCAAACTAGAGAATGGACACAGGTAAACAATCTCAGCGGAAACAATATCGCATTTAACAGCATAGAAAACAACATAAGAAATATCTATGCAATTGAAACTAGAGAAAATGACAGAATAAGACTTCAATTTGCAGACGGAGTTTACGGAAATTTACCTCGAGGCCCGTTTAGGATATTTTATAGGGTAAGCAACGGTTTAGAATATACCGTTGCACCAAATGAAATGAAAGGAATTAATATTTCTTTTGATTATTTTAATGCAGACGGTGTAAGACACACATTAACAGTTGGACTTGCGTTACAATCTAGTGTAAATACCGCCTCCGCTAGCGAAACTATTGATAGTATAAGAAACCGAGCGCCAGCAAACTATTATACTCAAAATAGAATGATCACGGGCGAGGATTATAACCTTGCGCCGTTGAGTTCGAGCCAAAATATTTTAAAAGTAAGAAGTGTAAACCGTACTTCGAGCGGTATTAGTAGGAATTTTGATATTGTTGATCCTACAGGCAAATACTCGGATGTTAGATTGTATGCATCTGACGGTTACTTGTATAAAGATACAAACGAAGTCCAAAAAAGTTTTAGTTTTGCTAACAGAACAGAGGTAATAAACTTTCTCAGGCGCGAAATAGAGTCCGAGCTAGAAAGTACTGGTGTTTATAATTTCTATTTCACTAATTATCCGAAGATATTTTTTACCGACAACAACACAGTTTGGAATGAAGTTACAGATGTAGGTAATTCTAGTACAGGATATTTTTTAAGCGAAATTGACAATAGATTTCTTAAGGTAGGCACGTTTGCTACCAGCTCCTTGAAGTATGTTAAGCCCGGGTCGCTTGTTAAATTTACTGCGCCGGAAGGTTTTCATTTTATGACAGAAACTGTAGATGACCACCTAGGATATCCGGAAGGAACACTAATGCCCGGCCCTGCTAATCACGAAGGATCTAGTACATTCTTGTGGGCAAGAGTTATTAGTGTTGCCGGCGACGGCACTAATGACAACAGAGGAGTTTTAGACAACGGCCTCGGCCCTATCCGATTTAGTGAAAAGATACCTACCGGTGCTATTGCAACTCGTATTATTCCTAAATTTGTTCAGAACCTTCCTGCAGAGTTTGAAGACGAGATGATAAATCAAGTCCTGCAAGGTTTTGATTTTGGAATTAGATATAACGACGATAGTGAGTCCTGGGAACTTATTGAAGAACCAAACTTAAACCTAATCAATGACTTTTCTTTGGGTGCAACCGGCGACACTTCTAATTTGTCTTTAGATTCGAGTTGGTTTATTGCGTTCATTAATCGTGCAACTAGATACGATGTGCGGATCAGGAAACTAGATTATATATTTGGAAGCATAGAACAAAATAGATTTTATTTTGACAAGTCCGATAGGGCCTATAATACTAAAACTGGTATGGTAATGACCGATAGTGTAAATGTTTTAGGAATTAATACTAAAAATGAGTCCGCGTCTGCGCTAATAAATGACATACCGTTTGAAATTTCAGACACAATCAAATTTGCAGATGGCTACGAAAGTAAAAAAGAAATAAAAGTTGCATTTGCAGATAAAGACCAAGACGGCGTTATTGACAACCCAGACTCTTTCGAACAGATTGCAGGCGAAGACTCAGACCTTAACTTTTTGTTTTTTGAAAAAACTGTAGACGAATATGGTGCTACGGTCTTTAATTTTTTAGAAAAGACTCTATTTAAAATTATAGAATCTGAATCCGACAGTAACATTAATACAGAAGAAGACGGCCAACTAATTTATTTTTATGCCGAAGGCGAAAACAGAGTTAAGCGAGTTAATAAGAATACAAATACATTTGATCTCCAGCCGCAATACAAAGTAGTAACTGGTCGAGATCGATTAAAATTTGAATATGTACACAATGCAGGCGAAGACCGAAGACTAGATCCGAGCGTGAGCAACATAAACGATCTGTATATTTTAACTAGGGCGTACGACACGCAATACAGAAACTTTATTAACGGCCTTGCTAACGAGCCGGCACTTCCGACAGGGGATACTCTTAGAATAGAGTTTGGACAAAAATTAAACGCGATTAAGAGTATTTCGGATGAAATAGTTTATCATCCGGTAAAGTATAAAGTTTTATTTGGAAACAACGCAATCCCAGAACTACAGGCTAGATTTTTAGTTGTAAAAAACCCAGAACAGCGTGTTTCTGATAATGATATTAAAGTTCAAATTATTAATGCTGTTAATACATTTTTTGATATAAACAATTGGGATTTTGGTGATAGATTCTATGTAAGCGAAATGAATACTTATATTTTTAACCAGCTTGCTCCTTTTATAAGTAACTTTACAATAGTATCAAAGCAGGCAGGTGTGGCGTTCGGAAGCCTATTTGAAATTCAAAGCGCACCAGACGAAATTTTTATTAGCGGCGCAACAGTAGAAAACGTTGAAATTGTGTCTAGTATAAACGAAAGCTCGGTTGGCAGCGCACCGAATAATAGGTTAACCTCGCCCCTATCCTCTGCGCCATCAAGTTCGTCTTCTGAGGCTGATACATCGAATAATACATCATCATCTACCGGCTCAATAAGCGGAGGCTATAGCTACTAATGTCAAATAAAAAGTATCCCGACAGCGGTCTTCCTATAAGAAAAACCGAAGAGCTATTGCCGAACATTTTTCAAACCGAAGCAAACAAAAAGTTTATGTCCGGTGTTGTTGATCCCATTGTTCAACAAGGATCCCTTGCTCGCACGGTAGGATATGTCGGCCGCAGGTACGGAAAAACATTTCAAGGTAACGAGGTATACCTAGACGACGACGAAAGTTTAAGAAGCCGGTATCAACTAGAAACAGGTGTAAATGTAAAAGACGATCAGAATAAAATTACAGATTTTTATGATTATCTTGATTTTAAGAATCAAATTAAATTTTTTAATAATAATAACGAGAGAGATGATTTAATAACTGACCAGCTTCATTACAGCTGGAATCCTCCTATTGATTGGGATAAACTGATAAATTACAGAGAATATTTTTGGGAGCCGCAAGGCCCGCCTAGTATTTCAATTACTGGCCAATCACAGAATATTCAAAGCACTTATAATGTGCGTCAAGGACTTGGCTCGTCGTGGATTTTTACACCAGACGGAGCAACTAATAATCCTACAATTACACTCTATAGAGGACAAACTTATAGATTTAATGTAAATTCGCCCGAAGAAGGATTTACAATTCGGTCAGGATACCAGCCAACCGACTCTAATTATAACGACGGCGTAAATAATAACGGTGCAGAACAAGGCACTGTCATATTCAATGTTCCCTTAGATGCACCAGACCTGCTTTACTATCAAAGCGGTGTTGATTTTGATAGGTTAGGACAGTTTGTTATTGCAGATGCCGATACAAATACATTTTTAAATGTCGACGCCGATATTATCGGAAAGCAGAACTATACAAGTTCAAACGGAATTGAGTTCACTAATGGATTAGTAATTGAATTTACCGGTAATACAGCCCCAGGAAAATATACGCAAGGCACTTGGCTTGTAGAAGGGGTCGGCGACGAAATTACACTTACAAAATTTGAAACACTTATTCCACCCACAATTAATGACGACTCTCCAGAAGTCCTATTTGACAACACCGGGTTCGATACCTTACCGTTCGACGATGCAGAATCCTATCCAGGCACGAACGATTATATTGTAGTAAGAAAGGACAGTCGCGATCGAAACCCTTGGTCTAGATATAACAGGTGGTTTCATAGAGACGTGCTGCAGCAGGCATATCGTACAAGAGGACAGGACTTTTCTGCCAACGAGGACCGAAGAGCAAAACGTCCAATTATAGAGTTTAAGCCTAATCTTAAATTATTTAATCACGGCATTACTGCAAAAAATAATGTAGATTTTGTCGACGACTTTACTACAGATGTTTTTTCAAACATCGAAGGGAAATCAGGATATAGCATAGACGGCGAGGGGTTATTTAATGGTGCGCGTGTTCTAATTACAAACGACACGGACGTACTAGCTAACAATAGAATTTACGAAGTGCAGTTTATTACGCACACCGGGAATCGTCAGATTCATCTTGCAGAAACTATCGATTCTGAATCGAAAATGAATGATTGTGTATTAGTTAGACGTGGCAATAGAAATGCTAATCTAATGTACCACTTTGACGGGTTGCAATGGGTTAAATCTCAAGAAAAAACAAAAGCAAACCAACCGCCGCTATTTGACTTATTTGACGAAAATGGAACAAGTGTTGCTGACACGTCAATATATCCAGTAAGCAGTTTCCTTGGCACACGGTTATTTTCTTTTGCCGAAGGCGCCGGCCCGGTTGACAAAGAACTTGGATTTGCACTAAGTTATCTAAACATTGAGAATATTGGAGATATTCAATTTAGGTGGAACCTAGACACTGAAAATCTTACCTACACCGTAGATCAAGAACTAATTCAAAAAAATCTTAATTCTTGTTATTATCTTATTGATAAACAACTTAAAAATGGCTGGGTAGAAACAAACAATAAATTTATTCAGCCTATTGTTGATAGCGCAGTAGTTAAAGAAAGTACCGATACCGTTAGTTTTAAAACCGTAAATTGGGACGAGTTAGAAAGCGATCAAAATAGCATTGTTAAGTTTTATCTTAACGGCGAGCAACTAGCAGATGATTACGATCGTGTCGACAACAGGTTTACTTTTCCAATATCGTTTAACGAAGATGACGTAGTGAGTGTAAAGGTAGTCGGAAATGTCGACCCTGATTTGGGTTATTATGAAATACCCGTTGGCCTACAAAATAATCCGTTTAACAACTTGCTCGAAACGTTAACATTAGGGCAAGCAATAGACCATTTAAAAACAGGTATAGAATTTGATAATCGAGTAACGGGAGTTCTTCCTGGAAATAGCAATCTAAGAGATATAGAAAATTATATCTCAAACGCAAATAGATTTTTAAAACATAACGGTATCGCTGCAATTAGTATGCTGTTGCTTTGCGATAAAAATATTAATTTAATAAGATCACTACAGTATGCTCAGAAATCCTACACCAATTTTATAAACAGCTTTGTGAAAAAAGCAGACGAATTAGACTTTGTAGACAATGTGCCTGACTTTGTTGATGCAATTATTAACGACTTAGGCAGAACAAAAGACCCCATGTCGCCTTTTGCTGATAGCGATATGATAGGAAGCGGTGCGTATACCTCAGTCGACGTAATCG